ATGCAAGAACAGAAGATTGGGATCAAGCAGTTATTCGCCTCTGATGATCAGTCACCGCTTATCATTCGCAACCAGAGTGATATCATCGGAGGAATCAAAGACGAGACACTGGCTCTACTCGAGCGAGCGTTTCGGTTTTGTAGAAGAAGTCCAACCACGGATATGTTGTGGGAGAGGAGATCTTTTATGTTAACCAAGTATCAGTACTTGGTAAATATAGATGCTGACCAATATAGGCAGCAGCTCGACAAGCTAATAGGTGGTAGTCCCACCAGACACAGCAACTAGGAGAAGTACAATGAGTTTTTCACAGCTAAAGAAGCGCACCGGTGATTTCACCTCCTTGACCACGAAGTTGGAAAAGGACAAGAGTGGTGGATTTGACAATGCAGGTGACAAAGACTACTGGCGTCTGACAGTAGATGATGCAGGCAACGGCTATGCCGTGATTCGTTTCTTGCCTGAGGTGGACGGAGAGGAATATCCGTACGTAATCCTCTACCAACATCAGTTCAAAGATGAGCGCACCGGCAAGTGGTATATCGAGAACAGCCGAACCACACTGGGCGAGACCGATCCGGTCGCAGAGGCGAACAGCGAACTCTGGACTACTGGTCTGGAAGCAAACAAGAACCTTGCACGCAAGCGCAAGCGCAACAAGTACTACATCAGCAACATTCTCGTGATCAAGGATCCAAAGAATCCGGACAACGAGGGCAAGCAGTTCAAGTACAAGTACGGAGCTCGAATCTTCAACAAGATCGAACAGGCTCTTAAGCCGGAGTTCCCGGATGAAAAGCCGTTCAACCCGTTCGATCTATGGAAGGGTGCGGACTTCAAGCTCAAGGCACGCAAGGTCGATGGCCAGCGTTCTTACGATGCATCGTCATTCGATGCACCGGCACCGTTGTTTGGCGGAGACGACGAGGCACTCGAGAAGCTCTGGAAGGCTGAGTTCTCCCTGAAGGCAGAAATTGCTCCTGACAAGTTCAAGAGCTATGACGACCTGAAGGCTCGCTTCCTGAAGGCAACTGGTCAGGCAGGTGGATTGCGCAACGATACACCGGCGCGCTCTGAAACCAAGACGACCGAAGCTGAAATGGAAGGCGCGGTGAAACAGGATCCGCCGAAGGCACCTGCCGGTAAGCCGGTGGTTGACGAGGAAGATCTGAACGCCAAGTACGCGGCGCTGCTGGACGACTAACAATTCGGTTGGACGATATGGCGAGCAGGTTTCACGGCCTTGCTCGCCATATTCTTTTGAGAATGATATGATCCGAGCACTTGCCACAAGTCTGCTTTTCTTTGCATTGTCTGCCCAGGCAGATGTACAAACCACCGTCTACCAGATACGAGCGACTCATGACAACATGGGCCTTCCGTTCCTGGTGGTTGACAAGGTAGACGCAAGAGTCTATGCGTTCAGCCCGGCCGGAATGTTCCTTGGAGAGGCACCTGTCTTGGTTGGAATGGCCAAGGGTGATCACCTTCTAGTGAAGAATGACACGCCAATGTCTGCCATGTCACCCGAAGTACGAATCACACCCGCCGGACGTTTCCTCTCTCGATTGTGGATCGATTCACACGGCAAAGAACTCCTCGTGCTAGACTACGAGGCAGCTATCTCGTTGCACCCGGTCGTCAAAGGTAAACCAGAAGAACACCGAGCCGAACGTCTTGCGAGTCCAACCTCGGTCGACAATCGAATCTCGTATGGTTGCATCAATGTCCCACCTGAATTCTACACGAAGTACGTTCACACGGCCTTCGAACACATGGGTGTCGTCTATGTCCTACCAGAGATGACAAACTGAATATCGCTGAACTTGTCCCTACAGGTCCAGTCCGTTACAATATGATTTGAACATAGGAGTACAAATATGACCGCTGTCATGCGCGCCAAGATGCGCGTCACCAACGTCCAGAGTCACTACGATGTCAACCAACAGGTCAGCACCGAGATCGTGCACTTCCAGGCAGTCGCCAAGAATGGCGCATATCCGTCTGATGGTCTCGACGAAGACAACACCTATGCGCGGTTCACTCCGAACGCAACCTGCTCGATCCAGATAGCCAACCCAGAACTCTTCGGCAAGTTCCACGTAGATCACAAATACTACGTCGACTTCCATCCGGCTGGCGACTGACATGGGAGAGCTCACTCATATCGTAATCGACGTCGAGACCTTGGGTCTGTATCAAGATGCCATCGTCCTGTCGCTCGGCGCAGTCGGCTTCCAGTTCGATCCGGATGCACATCCGAACTTCGACAAGCTGGTCAGCACTGGCATCAATATCAAGTTCGACATCAAGGATCAGATGCGCGCTGGCCGTGCAATGACTGACTCAACCGTAGAATGGTGGAAAGGGCAGGATGAAGCCGCCAAGGCAATCCTCCGTCCGTCGCCTGAAGACCGATCAATGGTCGATGGTCTGACCGAGTTCGCAGACTGGGTGAAGAACATGAAGACTTACAACTACAAGGAATCGTTCGTCTGGTCACGCGGCACGTACTTCGACTTCCCGAAGGTCGAACACATGTACATGCAGTCCAACATTCCGGTTCCATACAACGGTTGGAAAATCCGAGACGTTCGAACGTTCATCGATGTCTTGACAGGTGGGTCGCGTGGAGTATACAATCTCCAGCACGCTCCGACGGGCTTTGTTGCTCATAACAGTCTCCACGACGCAGCAATGGACGCTTGTCGCATGCACGAGCTTTTCCTGAAATCAACATGAGTACGACATGGGCATCTATGAACTGGATCTGTCGGCACCACTTGACCTGAACTATCTGGTCACACGAGATAGACACGGTGAGGTTGAGGCTGTCTGTGAAGGTTGCGGTGCCTGGGTCAGACTAGGTAAGTTCTACAAGGGTGATCGTCTGGTCATCCGTCAGATTCCACACAATCCACCATGTGAGACCTATGAACAATTCGTCCGAGATTGGGCACAAACCCACTAACTCATGAGCGACCTCGTCTGCCAGATCGGTGATCCACAGCAAATCGTTGACTATCGGTTCACACAAGAGGATATCTGGGCATCGCGCACCGAGGGTTATGAAGACTGTCTACAAGAAGTTTCTGATCTGGTGGACGCTGTCGAAGAATTTCTGAGAGAAAGAAAACAACTGGTGACCAATCCGGAAATGGAGAAGTTACTAGACGAAGTAGAGGATGCAGTGAGCAACTGCAAACACAACCGCTTACAATGGAGATACACATGAGTGACGAATACGTTGCATTGAACGATCCGAAGATCGCAGAGAAAGTCAAGAAGGTTCTACAGGACGTGTCCAATCAGTGGACGATTATCGACGGCTACAAGGACACCATCAACGAAACTTTCAAGACACTCGCCGATGAGACCGAAGTTCCGAATCGACAGCTCCGCAAGCTGGCCAAGGCATATCACCGTCAATCAATCCAGACCGATGTTGCTGCCACGGAAGCGCTCGAGATCATTTACCAGAAAGTCTTCGGTAACGAGTAAATCTTTCGAAGAAAACGCTTGATTTCCTCCAAAGAAGGTCATAGACTAGTTCTGCGGTAGAGAAATGGTTCAGGCGGAGTTGATCCGCAACTAAGGCCATAGGTTATACCTTTCCTGTCAATCACATCATGAGGTTTCAAAATGCGAAAGATCAATCTCAAGCAGTACCCGAACAAGACGAACAACTCGTTCTTGCTCGGCCAGGAGCGTAACGGCATCGTCGTTCGCCGCCTGAAAGCCACCGGTCCGACGCGCGAAGGCGCTTCGAACTATGTCGCCATCCTGGAAGACCAGACCTACGGCGGCAAGCGCCGTGCGGCTCCGTACAACAAGGTCTACAACGCCTTGACCCAAGGTCGCTCGTTCGATGATGCATATGTCGACGGCACCTACGTCCGCCGTTCACGTTCGAAGCAGTACGCTTCGGCGTAAGAATTGGTAGCACGAAATAGAGTCTTCAAGTAAGCCAGGAAAGCGCCGGATCTGGTTAAGCACGGGTTCGGCGCTTTCTTTTCATAGAGAGCAAACATGAACGACAAACGAAATTTCTACTCTTGGATCAACGGATTGTACATGACCGACGCCGGTCAGATTCGAGTCCAAGCGTTCAAGGTTTACAGCGCCATCGGTCCGGTCGAACGTTTCTTTCGACTGGAAACTCGCAACAGGTACGCAGTCGTTCCATATAGCACCTTGATGCGGGAGAATGCGCCGTCATTGGTAGATGTCTTCCGCAAGCGCAGCAAGGTCAAGTATGTCGTGATGTCGACCTTGCGCGGCTACAATTTGGTGATTCAGAATATCAATATCAATCCAGAGTCGCATTTCACTCCGTGGAAGCGCGCCGTCCTGATCACTACGGCTATGGGTACACGCTACATCGTTCCATATTCGACCTACAAGCGGAAGACCAAAGACCTCACCAAATTCTCGCCCAAAACTCTTTTCGGCAAATACCTTGACAAGCTGTGATCCGTATCATACAATGGCTTTTGTACCCTAATAGGACGGAACTCATGAAGCTCCACGGTTCATCTTACCAAGTGATCGAACGGACTCCCTTCGGTCAGAGCCTTGTCCAGCAGGTTGCGGACAATGCACAGCGATACAACGATTTCAAGGTCAAGCATTCGGCACTCGAACCAACTCCGCCAGGGAACAACTTCCCGTGGAAATGGAAGCAGCCCGATCCGCTCGAGGTTTGATATGATCAATGCACGCCGGAATGCAGGACACTCACCAGCACAGAATCCCGAAACACTATGCCGAATGTGGCATGAGATTTAGTCTGACCTTCAGAGGACTTGTCAATGTCTAAATTCAAGAAGTACCGGCGCTCGCAGGTTGCTGAGCTACGTGAGTATGAGGAAGGCGAAGACATAACCGGAATCAGTATTTCTGGCGCCGATCGGAACGCGGGTTCTCCAAAGGACGGCGACATGGTTGCTCGCAATCCAAAGAACCACGCTGACCAGTGGCTCGTGGCCAAGCAGTATTTCGAAGATAACTTCGAACCCTACCTCGAGGACTGACATGTTCAAAGTTCGTCCAGATTTGGAAGAGCCACCGAAAGAATCTCGCGACGATCTGATCAGTCGAATCACTTGGATTGCTATCGACGCCATCGTGCGCGGCGAACCACTCCGAGACGCAATGTATAGAGTTGCTGACGCAGTCTGGTTCTGGCACAGAGACCGTCTCGCAGCCGAGGCACCAAGATAGAGCAGAGCTCTGCGGTCTGCCTATTACAACACGAAAGGGATAGCCGTCGGCCAAGCAAATGGTCTCGACGTTACATTAGGCCCGAGCAAGTGCGTCAAGCAGAGTAAGGCTGGTTCAACCAGCTGAAAGTATGACCCGCTCTACTTCACAGTAACGGGTGTCGATGTCGAGGTTTATAGACTGAACTCGATGTCGTGGCGGATAGTTCCGGAAGGAACCCAAAGTCGGAGAATAGGGCGTAACCGTATCCCGCGTCCTGAGTCAATCCGAAGTCGAAAGTGGCGAGACGGCATGGTGATATGTCCTCTTCATTCTCTTTGGTCGTATCTGGCCAAAGTGTGACTCCACGAGCGGTGATAATCTGTTCAATAAATGTCTTGACACCAATGTCTAGATGCCATAGAATTAGAATATAAATATGACCCATAGAGTCCTGTAGATATGGTCGACACAATTCTAGTTGGTTCGGAAGCACTTCGTTTGGTCGGCTATGAAGTTGGGCGGAAACGTCTCGATGCCGATTACATTGTCAAGCCCGATCGAGTGGCGACATTCTTGGTCGAGACGAAAGCTCGAGACATCAAGGTCGTCGACGAATCGCACATCTACGGAACGCTTCCAGATGGTCGCAAGATCGAACTCGAAGTAGCTTGGCCCGATTCGTGTGCCGCGGAGCTCTTCGATTCACCATGGATCTATCCTGACGGGGTTGCAACTCCTGAGCTCTGCTACATGCTCAAGATGTCACACCGGTTCAAGAAGAATTCGACGCACTTTGCCAAGACAATGGCCGACATCAAGTTGCTGCGGCGTGCGCTGTTCGTCAGCGCCGAGATACCAATCTTGAATGCTAAGCAGAAGAAGTGGCTCAAGAAGCGCGAGAAAGAGACATACAATTACAAGCATCCGCGCCTTTCGAATGTCACCAAGAAAGAATTCTTCAATGATGACGGCATCGATTATCGCTTCGATCATGACTCAATCCATGAGGCAATCAAGCGTCTCTGGCAACCGGCCTACAATTACTTCAAGGACGACACACAAGAGGTTGCGACTTCGCGTGAACTGTTCGAGAGTTGTGACCGAGAGATCCAGTTGACGGCGGTACTCGAGGAAGCATATGTCTTGTCACTCGAGCGTTGCATCATCCCGTATGATGTCAAGGAACCTGCTCGGCGTCGTTGGGCATTCGACTATGCCCTCGAGAAGGTCTGTACGTCGATCACGAGCGGATGGTTCAGAGACTTCGCCTGGGAGAACTACCAGGAAGTCAAAGACATGTACGATCCCGAATATGTCGAAAGATTCTTCAACGCAGTAGAACGTGGAGAGGTGAAACCGTATGAGCGGAGTTACTAAAGAAGTTCAAGAGAAGATCACCAAGAAACTGAAGGAAGTCGAAAGCCTTCTCGAAGATGCGGGTGTCGCCTACAAACTCGAACTTGAAACCAAAGACGAGGAAGGCGGCCACGGTGGTGTCGGCTTCGATGGCTACAATGACCAAGACTGGGACGTTTCCTGGTGCTAAACAAAGGAACACAAATGCAGCGCGATTACATCCTGACGCACTCGAATCGTCGAGTCTACCTACCGGACGCCGATCCCGAGTCGATTGATATCGGAGACATTGCGCATGCACTGTCATTGAACTGTCGATTCGCTGGCCACATTCCGTACCACTATTCGGTCTGTGAGCACAGTATCAACGTCTACGAATACTGCAAGCAGCGCACGGAAGATCGGACGATCTTGCTGCAGGCACTCTTGCACGATGCGACCGAAGCCTATATCGCAGACATTGCGACGCCGTTCAAGGCCCTGCTTCCTGACTACAAGATCCTTGAAGCGAACCTCTGGGAAACGATTGCTAACAAGTTCGGCGTCCCTGTTGTTCTGCATCCACTCGTCAAAGAAGCCGATCGCGTTCTCTTGATGACCGAGAAGGACTTCTTGCGACCTGGCTCCGAACCGTGGCCAGATGTGTTCGAGTCGATCCCGCGCTGGGAAAGGTATCCGAGGACGTTCGATCATCCGAGCGAAGCCTGGAACGTGTTCCTGCATATCTTCAACGAGCTCCAAGATCGAGTAAATATCCATGAAATCCCTCGATCATGAAGAAGTGAAAATGACCTACCAAGAATGGTTTGCGAAAAATGGTTTCGAGCTCGAGTCTACGATTCCGGTGGCCGGCGACCATTTGACCTGGTCCCGTCCAACCAAGTATGGTGCACCGAAGTGCACAGTGAACAAGGCTCCCGTTCGAGTCTATGTCAGTAGAGTTGACGATGGCAAGTTCGTCATGGCCGTGCGTGCGGCAACCGAGAACTACTGGGGCAACCTCGAAGTGTATGACATCTCGGAAGACTACTTGACCAAACGTGGCCAGGCAATCGAACACCGCCTCGTCGCTGCTTGGATGGAACTGTCGGCCTGAATGGACAAGGACGCGATCGTTCGATTTCTGGAAAACAACCGGGTCGAACTTCTCCAAGACAAACAGTTTGTGTTCTGTGCACCATGTGGTGGCATGACAGAGACTGTGGTCTATCGTAGTCCAAAGGCTCGTGAACTAGGGATGATGCTCGATGTCTATCAAGAAGCTAACAAACCCGCGTGAGTTTTTCGAGACTCGTCTAGAACAGGCTTATGCGTCGGCAAGTCCGATGAGCGAAGTCATGAAAGAGTTCGACGAGTATGAGGTTACAAGAGAGGATCGCAAGCGTCTGATCCTCAACTCGCCGTTCGGCAAAGATCCGAAGATTCGCGGCCTGATGGAACTGTTCGGATGAGCTATGATTTGAAAGATGTCGTCAAAGACATCCTCAAGGGCGATCTCAAGATTTCACCGGATGAGCTCAAGCAGAAGCGATATGCAATTTGCTTGACATGCCCGAAGTTCAATAGTACAACCAAGACATGTACTCTGTGTGGCTGCTTCATGCCAGCCAAGACAGCTCTCTTGAATGCAGATTGCCCAGCAGGACATTGGTGATATGGAAACTGTAGATGGTGCCTTCATGAAGGCCGACACAAAGTCAAGTCCTGGTCGGGTCTATCCACCACTCAAGTTCCATGTGGAACCGAAGGGTCCGATGAAGCAACCTCTCCAGGTGAAACCACTAGCCTGGTTGATCCACTCATACTTCAGGAATCGTTGAAATGTTCAAGTGTCCGTTCTGTGGCGACCACATCGAAGTCGAACAGACGTTCTGTGCTCATACAGAATGGAAGCACGGCAGGAAACTGGTCGGTGACCTATCGAGATTCGAAGCACCAACCTATGGTTTGAACTCGAATGCTCACATCTGGGAGAGGGCGGCATACGAGGAATCCTTAAATATCAGTTGACATTGGTTCGGTAATCCAGTACAGTATCTAAATGAAGACATTCAAAGAGTTCCTCAAAGAAGATACCCAAGATCACCGAATCCAGCTTCGCGGTCATTGTCCGATTTGCGGTAGTGTCCAAGCCGTAACTCGTGGCACGATGGCAAAGCACGGTTACACAGTTCAAGACGGATGGTTCCAGGGTGCCTGTCCCGGCGACCGTTTCGGAAGTCTCGAAACTGATCGGAAGCCGACGGACGACATGAACATCAGTATTCTCAAAGATGTCGAGGGTCTGAGAGAACGTCTTGCCAAAGTCCAGACTGGTCAGATTCATCCCGAGAAGGTCAGGAAGAGTGATCGGATGATAGACAGGAATGTTTTCATTCCTTGGGAAGAAGCAGATCAGTACCAGCAAGAGAAGGCACGCAAAGTACTCGAGTGGAACATTTCCGGAAGAATCAAGGCAGGTCAGCAGCACGTCCAAGCGATGAGCGCCCTGGCAGAAAAGGTTCATGGTCAAGACCACCAAGAACACAAAATTTCGAAGCTTCCAAAGCCAAGCATTCAAGTTGGTGACCTCGTCAAGGTTTCGGGTAAAGAAGTAACGGTGTCGAGAATCGATATCGCAAGAGCCGAAGGCGTAGGTCCCTCACTCAACGGTCAGTATATCGACCATGTGTTCTGGGTAGGTTCGAACGGTAACACATACAAGTATCCGAAGAAGTTAGCGAGATTAGTTTCAAAGCAAGTATGATTGTTCGTCAAGGATGACGTGGATGTTGAAAATAGGTTGTTTGGACGCGGGTTCGATTCCCGCCAGGTCCACCAAATGAGCTCCGGGAAATCCGGACGAACCTTGAAAGCGCTCGATTTCGACGAGTTGATCGGTAAGATTGATCAGCAAAGAGAAGGCGGGGACGCGCCGTCAGTAGGCGGAGTTCATTTGATGGGCCTGCCCAGGCTTCGACAGGCAAAAGACGATAAACGGA